AGGTGCCCAGAACCACCGGGCCTTGCGGGTGGCCGAGTTGTGGAGCGCGGCTGACCCGGAATACATGCCGGGCCAGGGAGTGTCCCAAGTCGCGCGGTTTGCGGCTGGGGTGCTTGGGCCGCCGATCAACTATGCCCGAGGCGCGGTGACCTCACCAGAAGAATACGAAGCCAACTTCCGGCCCCTAGAAGACATGGGCCAGATGATGACCGACAACGGCAAGTACGGCTATGCGGCCGACCTGTACGAAAAGGCTGGTGATGGCAACCAGTTTGAGCAGCGCATGATGTACGCCGCCGATGGTACGCCGAAGTACTACACCTACGATCCGACCAACTTTATGGGGATCGGCACGATGATGGACAGCCCGACGTTCTGGTACGGGCGTGCGTACAACAACACGGCTCCGATCCGCGAGGCGGCCCTGCATATCGGAAACGATATAGAGATGGGCAACGGCGGAACGGCGAATCTGGCCCGGCTGATGCGCAAAGCCCGCGATCAGGGCAAGCGCGTCACGCCGTTAGTTCCCGACAATATGAAGCCGGAGCAGCATCAGGCCATCACCTCACAGTTGCTGGATGCAGACGATCGCATGTCAGGCGTCCTATCGGCCACTTGGGGGCCGAAGATGTCTGACTTGATGGGGCAGGACAAGCGGGAGTACATGTCGCCGTTTATGACCGCGCTGATCGAGGCACCAGCGGAATCCTTGTCAGACCCGCTCAACCTGATCGGCAATGTCGGACGCGGGGCGCTTACCGGGATGGTCAAGTCAGCAGCGAAGAACGCGGGCCGCAGTGCTCTTAGTCAGGCCGCCCGCGCCACGATGGGCACCGTTCAGGGCGTGGCCAAAGCGCCGCTATACGTATTGGATGATCTTGGGGAGGAACTTGCCGAGGCTGCGCCTTTTGGGGGCGCGGTTGGGGGCATGAGTTTCTTCCAGCCCGAGCAATACAACATGCTGATGGGGACGGCAGACCCGAACGAAGAAGGGTTTGACGAGCGGGTAGAAGAGGCCCACATCCAGGCGCGGATGGATCAGATCGATGCTGCGCGCAAGTACGGCGCGGCAATGGGCATCCCGACCGAGCGCCAGAAGCGGAAGCCGGAAGGCATGATTGAGCCACCGATCCCGCAGTTTCGATAACAAACGTGCTTGGGCGCTGCTGCCCGAGTGCGATAATCAAGCACCCATCTCTACAGGAGAACCGCCATGAGCGAGGAAGAGGTCGAGGACGTTGGCAGCGAAGCCGTAGAAGATGTCGCTGCCGAGGCACCGGCAGAGTCGCCACCTGCACCTGAAGAGGCCACGCCAGAGCAGGCAGACGTTTGGGGGTCATTCCGCCAACTGCCGGAGTTCCAAGGCCAAGACGATCGCGCCATCGCCCAGCGCCTGTATGAAGCGATGCAGCGCGAGGAGGCGGCAGCGCGTGCCCTCCAGCAGTATCAGTCGATCGTCCCGGTAGCCCAGGAGTACCTGTCCAACCGGCCAGAGTTTGAGGCGTGGCGTCAGAGCCGCTCCCAGCCGGCGGCCCCGCAGGCTGCGCCCCAGGCTGCGCCCGAGCCGGAGAAGCCATCGTGGTGGAATCCGCCGGAGATCAAAGAATCGTACAAGCGCTACCTCGTCCGAGATGACAACGGGCGAGAGATCGTGTCTCCCGATGCCCCGTTCGATGTCAGGGCCGCGCTGGAGGACTACCAGCAGTACCGGGCCGAGTTCGCCCAGAAGTTCCTCGACAATCCCGAGGATGCCATCGGCCCGATGGTCGAGAAGGTAGCGGTCGAGCGCGCACAGAAAATCGTGGACGAGCGGTTGGAGCGCGTGCAGAACGAATCGTTTGTTGCCGGTTTAGAGCGGGAAAACCGCGATTGGCTGTACGACGAACAAGGAAATGTGTCTGCCGAGGGGTTGGCTGTCCAGAAATATATACAGGATGCCAAAACGATGGGCATCAACGGTGCGCAAGCCCGCTGGGATTACGCGACCAAGATGGTTGAACGAGACTTGATGCTCGCCAACATTCAGCAGTCGCATCAGCAGGCCCGCCCGATCCCGCAACCCCAACCACAACAGCCAGCCCCGCAGCCGAACGCCGCCCAGCAAAACATGGAGTACCTGCGACAGCAGGCCATGCGAACTGCAAGCCAGAGGTCATCGGGCAACACTGCCGCAAGAACGCCCCCCAAGTCCATGACTTTTGAAGAGCGGCTTCTGGCCGCTGCTCAAGAAGAAGGACTTCTTTAGGAGATAAGAGCCGATGGCGAGCCCCACCGATTGGAGCCGGGTTATTGCGACGACGATCGTCAATCACCTTCGGGAAACCGAGGAAACGACGTTTCGCAAGTTCAAAGTCTTCTCGCTGTTGGAGTCATCCGGCAACGTGGTGATGAATCAATCCGGCAGGGGCTTCGACTGGAATGTCCGCTACAGGAACGCGCCCGTTACCGGGAATACCGGGGACACGCCGCGTACCTTCAGCCGGGTCAACATGTGGAAGCGCGCCCTCCTCCCTTGGCGCGGGTTTACCACGACCGATTCGATTTATCGGCGTGAGATGCTGGAGAATCGGGGCCAGCAGGCGCTGGTCGATGTCAGCGGCAAGATGGCCGAGCGTCTGACCGAGTCGCTTGAGCAGCACCTGTCCTACCAGCCGTACAGCGATGGCGATGCGGCCGGGCATGAGAACGACTTCCACGGGCTGGAATCGTTCCTGAAGTACAACGGGACGGTGAACGAGCAGTCGGCCGATGTCGCTGTCGGTCGGACGAACAGCAACACGGGCGACCGTTACGGCTTCCCTGATGACACCTATGCCGGGCTGTCCACCAAGTTGGGCTACTACGGCGGCGGGCGGATCGGTGCCACCACCGGCACGTGGCCGAACGTCCCGGTGGACCCGGAACTGGACTTCTACAGCCCGGTCATCATCAACTACAACGCCACCTCGTTCGACGCTGGCGGCGGCCAGAGTTGGAAGAGCAACTGCGTCTTCGCCATTCGTGAGGGCATCCATCAGTGCAAGCGGAACGACACGAAGGAATCGCAGATCGACCTCGTCGTGCTCGACCGCTCCCTCTACATCCAGTTCCTCAACTCCTACCGGAGTGACGAGCGGATCATGGTCACCAAGGAAGGCGGGCTGAAGAGTCTGGGCTTCAGCGATGTGGTGACTCTCGATGGCGTCGAGGTGACGAGCGAGTATGCCGTGCCGCCCGGAAAGGGGTACGGCCTCTCGGTCGGCAATATGGAACTGCGGTGCCTTGAGAATCAACTCATGGTGGCCGAGGGGCCATTTTTCTCGGAGGAAACGCAGTCTTACCGTTACGCCTGTAGCACGCTAGGCAACATGAAGTTCCGTTCGCCTCGCAATTTCTTCCTTCTCGCCCCCATCACAGCCGCAGGCTGATAAGGAGTAGTTCCCCGATGTCGAGCATTTTCAGCGATCCGTTCTTTCGTCGCGGAAGCACCCTTCTGGGTGGCGAGCAGATCGAGGTTGACGGCGCCGGGAACCCGGTGGCTGGCAACGAGGTGGTCGGTCAGGTCAAGGCGTTTCAGGATGTGAATCCTGCTGGCGCTGGCGAGCGGTACAGCAACCGTCTGGTGTACTGTGTGGCCGCCCGATACACGGGCAACACGGTGGCCAGCGCCGCGACCGTGGCCGGCAAGGCTTACGTGTTTGAGGATGCCACGCCGCTGACCACCTTCAGTGCCTTGGCCACCAACGCCAACGTCGCGGCCGGCAAGGCGGTGGGCATTCTGGACGAGTACCTCAAGGGCGAACTGCGCGAGAACGACATCGTCTGGCTCGTCCTCAAGGGTCCGACCGCGATCCAGAAGGGCAGCGGCGCTTCTGTCGGTGCCAACACGGGCGTCGAGGTTGGGGCGTCCGGCACGGCCGGTCAGGCGCTTCCGGTGAACTCTGGCGTCAACATCGGCAACTCGATCGCCGGATCGGCTGTCACCGGAGCGCAGGGCGACCTCCTCCGCATCAACAAGACGAGCGACCTCATCTGATCGAGGCCGCAGGTCGGAATCAGGAATAGCCTGCGGCAAACCCGCAGGCTATTCGCTTTTATGGCAGATCGCACTTGCTCCATCTGCGGCACCGACAAGCCCCTCGACGCCAAGAACTTCCGCTGGCGTGAGCAGGACGGTAAGGGCTATTACACGGCAGAGTGCAAGGCATGCATCGCCAAGGCCAAGAAGGACGCTGCCAAGCGGGCCAAGGCCAAGCGGAAGGCGGCCTTGTCAAAGATCGAGCAGGTTGGTGTTGACCTCTTCGTCAACGCTACCGGGCGCGGCGGCTCTAACATCCCGCACACGGCAGAGTTAGTCGAGCGGGTATTCCAATACTTCGGCGGTGTAGGCGGCTTTGGTGCTGTCCTCGTCAAGCAGTACTGGGACAGCCCGCCCGGCGGGTCTGCCCGAAATCGCCTGCTGGAAACCATGTGCAGGCTAGTCACCAAGAACGTCGAGAGCGGCGGGGCTAAGAAGCCACTCCAACTGTGGTCGGATGAGGAGTTGGAGCAAGAACTAGAGCAGCGGCTGACCGAGGCCGTATCCGCATTCCAAGGAATCACAATCGATGCCACGCAAGAAGAAGCCCGCCGGATCGAAGCCCCGGCACCCCAAAGTGAAGCCGCCGCCCATGCCGAAGACGGGCGGCATGACCCAGTACCAGCGGGAGTCGATCAAGGAACTCCAGAGCGAGATTCGGGGCCGGAAACTGGAGGCGCTGCGGCTGTATCGGCCGAACCCGAATCAGGAAGCGATCCACGCCACGACGGCGAGTGAAATCCTCGTCATCGGCGGCAATCGATCGGGCAAGAGTCTTTGCACGTTTGTGGAGGATGCGAGGGCCGTCACGGGCCAAGACCCCTACAACAAGTACCCCCAGAAGGACGGCGTCCTCGTCATCATCGGGAAAGATTGGAAGCACATAGGTCTTGTCGTGGTGCCCTACCTCTTTCGTGCGGGGGCGTTCAAGATCATCAAAGACGAGACTACTGGCGAGTGGCGGGCCTACAACCCGGCGACCGACGCCGCCCGGAAGAGCGAGGCCAAGCCTGCGCCTCCGCTGATCCCGCCCCGGATGATCAAAAGCACCTCATGGGTGCTGAAGAGCGCGAACTATATGCAGCGCTGCATCCTGCATAACGGGTGGGAGATCAACTTCTTTTCAAGTGAAGGCGATCCTCCGCAAGGCTTCCAGGCCGATAGGTGCCATTTCGACGAAGACATCAATAATGAGAGTTGGGTTCCCGAAATGCAGGCAAGGCTTGTAGACCGCAAAGGAAAGTTTTGCTGGTCGGCTATGCCCCATTCAACCAATAACGCACTGCTGGGGCTAAAGGAGCGGGCTGACGCGAGTGAGGAGGCGCTGGGCGACAAGTCCGCGATCCGCCAGTTCAAACTCCGGTTCTTGGACAATCCGTTTCTGGATGACGAGGAGAAGCGGAAGAGTCTGGAGCGCTGGGCCGCCGTTGGGGAAGACGTTCTCCGCATGCGGGCAGAGGGCGACTTCATCACCGACAGCGTTCTGGTCTACCCGAACTTCGACATGCGGATACACGGCATGGACAGGAGCGAGTTGCCGAACTCCCAAGTCCCGAGGGATTGGTGCCGGTTTGCGGTGATTGACCCCGGTCACGCCGTCACGGCAGTCCTGTTCTGTGCCGTCCCGCCGTCTGATGACTACTGGCTGGTGTACGACCAACTCTATCTGCGCCAGTGCAATGCCGAGAAGTTTGGCGATGCCTTCTACAACAAGGTGCGGGATTGGGACTTCTATGCCTTCCTGATCGACGCCCACGGCGGCAGGCTGCGAGATATTGGTTCAGGCCGGCTCCCGGTCGAGCAGTACACCGAACAGTTGCTGAAGCGGGGCATCCGCAGCCAGATCACCGGCTCCTCCTTCCTGGCGGGCTGCGATGACATCATTGCCCGTACCGAAAGCACCCGTACTGCGATGCATATCCAGCCAAGCGGCAGTCCGATCCTGCGGGTGCTGCGGCACTCCGTTCCCGATCTAGAGCGCGAGATCAAGCGGTATCGCAAGATCGTCAACTACGTGTCTGGCACGGCGATCGTGACCGACAAGCCCAACACGCGCGGGGAAGTGCATCTCTGCCAGTGCCTGGAGTATCTCTGCGCATATCGCCCCCGCTACCACGCCCCTCCGCTGCGCCCGTCCGAGAAGGAGCCGTGGTGGGTCAAATGGCAAAAAGACCGCAAGAAGCGGCTGGGGGAAGAGGGGCCGGGGTACGTACTATTAGGGCCATCAGGAGGACGCAGCCATGTCGAGTGATTGGACGATGCCGAAGCCCGCCGTGGGCGATGTAGTGCTGTTTTCCAAGGACTACCGCACTTTTGCCAGCCCGACAGTCGGATTCGTAATCAAAGAGCCCGGCTCCACGACCATAAGCATCTTGACGTTTACGGAAACGGGATACTCGATGGTGTACAACTCCTGCCACCACAAGGATGACCCGGCATTGCAGGGTGATCACGGCTGGCAGGACTTGGGTGTGTGGGACTTCGCTCCCATCACGAACACCATCCGCGACCTGACTGCGGAGCCGGTGACCAGTGCAAGAAAGTCTGCCAAGTAACAGCCCGCTTCGTCAGATCGTCCAGACTTGGGTCAAGAAACTCAAGGCGGCCGAGAAGTACAAGAAGCCGTTCGATGACGATGCCCGCGAGGCTAGTCAGTTCTTCGACGGCGAACACAACTGGATGTGGCGTGACAGTTACGCCCGAGGGGAGCGCGGCTACAACAGCAGCATCGCGCCGCCTTCTTTCCGTATGCAGTTGAATAAGGTATTTGAACTGGTCGAGATTTTCGCCAGTGTCATCTACCATCGGAACCCCGTCCGCACCGTCACGGTGATGCAGCCGCCGGAGTTTCCGCTGAAGCATCTGGGGCTGGAGCAGCCGGCCGGGCCAGACGGCCAGCCCAGCCC